AGCAGGACGTCACGATCCTGTCCGAGCGCGGCATGGTCTTCATGTCCGAGCTTATGCGCGGCCAGGGCTTCTTCCAGAACGCGCAGATTGCCGGCGCGATCAACAGTGCCCTGGCAGTGGAGATTGCGGGTTCACTCGACGTGCGCTACTGGGAGGTCAAGTTCGTCCCGCACGAGCAGTTGCTGCTGATCAACCGGGCCGAGATCAACGTCGAGAACCTGCAGTGGGCATACGAGGTCAACAACAAGGCGTTCTCGATGCTGCGGGGCTACCCGATGCTGACCGTCAGCGACTTCAACGGCAAGGTGTTCTCTGGCGATCTCCAGGGCAACATCTGGCAGTGCTTTGAGGGCGGCACCGATGGACAGGTCGACGACATCCCCGGCAGCGACCTCCAGGGGCTCGTGGTGACCGCCTTCCAGCCGATGGGCGAAGGCATCCGCGTCAAGCGGTTCCAGATGGTCCGGCCGTCGTTCATCAGCGATTCAGCCCCAGGCGTGCAGGCTGGGCTGAATAGCGAGTGGAACCTTGAGATCAACGGCCCGGTGCCGGCATACCTGGGTGCCGGCAGCGGAGCCTGGGACGTCGGGCTCTGGGACTTCGCTGTCTGGTCCGGCACCGGTCAGAGCTACGAGGCATGGGTCGGCGCGACAGGGACCGGCCGCTACGCTGCCCTGGCGATGAAGGTCCGCGCTTCGGCCGACACGCTCTTCGTCGGCTGGCAGGCGCTGGTCGAGCCTGGGGGCGTGCTGTGATCGCCTGCCAGCCCCAGGGTCCTCTCATCTCCTGGCTGTGCGAGCGCATCGGGCTCGTGCCGTCGGTCAACATCCGCTGCATCGGCTCGATCTCCGACCGCGACCCCAACGTGCTGCGCGGCGTCGTCGGCTTCGACAGCTACAACGAAGCCTCGTGCGTGATGCACATGGCCGGCGAGCCGGGCTGGATCGACAAGCGGATGCTGCATGCCTGCTTCGACTATCCGTTCAACGTCATGGGCTGCAACCAAGTCCTGGCGATGGTCCCGAGCGACAATGTCGCCGCCCTGGACATCAACCGACGCCTGGGCTTCAAGCTCGTGGTGGAGCTTGACGGCGCGCACCCCGACGGCTCGCTCTTCCTGATGCGGATGCGCCGCGAAGAATGCAAGTGGCTCGCGCCACGGAGGACCCACTGATGGGCAAGAAATCAGGACCCCCGCCCCCGCCCGACTACTCGTCGATGGCCGAGAAGACGGCCGCGTCGAGCCAGGAAGCGCAGACCCGTGCCGACTGGGCGAACCGGCCCGATCAGGTCACTCCCTGGGGAGCCCAGAAGTGGTCTTCGGCGATGGAGGTCGACCCGGCCACGGGCAAGCAGGTCACCAAGTGGACCCAGAACACCACGGTCGATCCGAAGCTTCAGGAAGCACTCGACCAGCAGCAGAGCATCGACTCGGCGAAGAGCCAGATTGCCGGCGAGCAGATCGGCCGCGCCCGCGAGGCGATGGCGAACCCGTTCGACTGGGACTCGATGCGGGCGAGCGGCCAGTCGGTCGCTGCGCGCGAGACTGACCCCAACGCCTTCCTGTCGAGCGGCGCGGGCCAGGGCATCATGTCCGGCATCGGCAAGACCAACGTCATGCAGGCCGGCGGCGACCTTGGCCGGCAGCGCACCGAGCAGGCGCTGATGGCGCGCATGCAGCCGCAGAACCAGCAGGCGCAGTCGGCGCTCGAAGGCAAGCTCGCCAACATGGGTCTGACCCGTGGCAGCCAAGCCTGGAAGCAGGAGATGCAGAACCTGCAGGACAACCAGTCGCGGCAGGCGTTCGACGCCATGCAGACGGCCGGCACCGAGCAGCAGCGCAACTACCAGATGGAGCTTCAGGGTCAAGGCCAGCAGTTCCAGCAGGATCTTGCCGGCGGCCAGTTCCAGAACGCAGCGCAGCAGCAGGCGTGGCAGCAGGGCATGGGTCAGAACCAGCAAAACTTCGGGATGATGTCCGGAGCGAACCAGCAGAATTTCCAGCAGCAGATGGCCGCGTCGGAGTACCAGAACAAGCTGCGCCAGCAGGACATCGCCGAGCAGCAGCAGAAGCGTGCGATGCCGCTCAACGAGATGAACGCGCTGCTGACCGGTGCCCAGGTCGCGATGCCCAGCATGCCGAGCTTCAACGCCTCGACCTCTGCCGGCGGCGTCAACTACTCGGGCGCGGCGAAGGATCAGTACAGCGCAGGCATGGACGCCTACAACGCCAAGCAGCAGCAGAACCAAGCATTGATGTCAGGCATCGGGTCCGTCGCAGGCATTGCTGCGATGGCGATGTAACCCCAGGAGATCGAGATGGACGCAGGCAACGAAGCGATGCTGATGAACTACATGATGCAGCAGGGCGGCAACAACGCCGCCGAGCAGAGCATCGCGCGCAAGCAGGCACTCGTGAACCAACTGCGCCAGACGTCGCAGATGCCGGACATGATCCAGGGCGGCGGGGCTCGCACGGTGCGTGCGGCCAACCCGCTCTCGATGGTCGCGAATGTTGCCGGCAACGTGATGGCTGCGCAGAAGCAGCGCGGCGTCGACACCGCCCAGGAGAACCTGATGGGCGACCGCCGCTCGCAGCTTGCCGACCTTCAGGAGCAGCAGCGGCAGGCGCAGCAGTCGGCCCTGCCCCTGGAGAAGCGCCAGGGCTATGTCCCGCCGCCGATGATGCCGCAGATCCCCGGCGGCGAAGGCGTCCCGAGCTACATCGAGTAGACCATGTACGAAGACGTCATCGGCACGATCCTGGGCGACCTGACGCCTGGGTACACGCCCGGTGCTGCGCGTGTAAACGCTCTGCGCGGCAACGAGCCCGGCTCGTTCGCTGCCGGCATGGGTGCGCCGGTCGGCGGCGCGAGCCCGATGCAGCAGCCGCCGCCGCCGATGCCGCAGCAGCCCCCGATGCCCCAGCCTGGACCGCAGCCGATGCCGGCAGGACCGCCCAGGACGGCGCTGCCGCAGGCGACTGGGCGTCCAGGCACCCCTACCCCTCCCGCGCCGGGATCGCCGCCTGGAGGGGCTCCTGGCGGTCCTGGCGTACCTGTCCCGATGCCGTCGAACGCGCCCGACCCGCTGATGACCGAGTACCAAGACCTGAGCAAGCGTCAGGAGCAGGCGTTCGCCGACCAGCAGCGGCTGCTGGCCCCGCCCGACCGCAGGGGCATGGAGGAGATGTACCGCAAGCAGTCGGCCGGCGGCATGAACAAGCTGATGCTCGCCCTGGCGGCGCAGCAGGCCGGGCCGAGCTTCGAGCCCTTCCAGGCGCAGGCGCTGAAGCAGTACGGGGAGTCGCAGGCACCGATGAAGATGACCGGCGGGACGATGACCGACCAGGGCTTCATCGAGGACCCGGCGCACGCCCAGGAGCTTCAGTTGAAGCAGATCGAGGCACGCATCACCGCCCTCGACCAAGCTCGCAAGGGCAACCTGACGATGCAGGAGAACCGCCGCCTCGCGCTGCTGCAGGAAGAGGAGAAGCGCAAGCACGATCAGGTGCTGATGGCTATCGCCCACTCGAAGCAAGGCAGTTCGGGCGAGGGCATGGAGCTTCGCCGGCAAGGCCAGGAATGGCGCACCGAAGACGCGATGTCCAAGCAGTTCGACGCGCAGACCAAGGACTACACGGCCGAGATCGACGCCACCCGCAAGCTCGGTGCGCTGGCTCCTGGCCGGCGTCCGACCGCAGTCGAGCAGGGCGGCATGATCATGCTGCTGAACAAGTTCCTCGACCCAGGCTCGGTGGTGCGCGAGGGCGAGTACGACCGGGTCGCCAAACAGCAGGGCTTGATCGACCGCGCCAGCAACATCATCGCGGCGGTCACTCGCGGCGAGCCCCTGAGCGACAAGCTCGTCGCCGACATCAGGTCGATGGCGTCGCTGTACGAGAAGGCTGCCGGCGCGAAGATCCAGGCTGTCGGCGAGGAGTACGCCGACAAGGCGTCGCGTCGCGGGCTCGACCCGACCAACGTGATCGTCAACCCGTACTACCAGCACCGGGCCAGGACCGGCACGGTGCGGATCACGGGCGAGGCCGACTACGCCAAGCTCCCCAGCGGCACGATGTTCGTCGGCCCTGACGGGCAGCCCCGGAGGAAGCCGTAATGGGCTGGCAGGACGCGCCTGTCGTCGGTGCCGACGCCCGCCAGCCGGTCGACCGTCGTCGCCCGGCTGCCGGCACGAGCGAGATCATCACGCTGGGCGGCGGGCAGCCCCAGGCTGCTGTGCCTGCTGCTGCCGCTCCTGGCGGATGGCAGAGCGCGCCGACCGTCGACCGCCGTGCGCCCGCACCCAAGGTCGACAGGGCAGCGGCCGACGCTGCAGCCGACGCCGAGAAGTACCGACCCGATGCCGGCATGTCCGGCACCGAGAAGTTCCTCGTCGGTGCAGGCTCGACCCTCGACAAGGCGTACCGTGGGGTTACAAGCCTCTTCGGCAAGGACAACGCCGAAGGCGCGGATGACGCGGCCCTGTACCAGAAGCATCGGCCCGAAGGCTGGCAGACGACGGCCGGCGAGATCACGGGCGACATCGCTGCCCAGGCTCCCCTGGCACTCGTCCCTGGCGGCGCGCTCGCGCAGATCGGCGCGGCCGGGCTCTACGGTGCAGCGACGACCCCAGGCGACTGGAAGGAGCGTGCGACCTCCGGTGCCGTCAACGCTGCCGGCGCAGCCGGCGGCCAGCTTCTGACCAGGGCTGTCGGCCGGCTGGCGAAGCCGGTCGGCACCAAGGCCGACGACATCCTGGCGCTCGAAGCGAAGGGTGTCGAGCCGACCTTCGGCCAGAGCATGGCTGCCGGCAAGGAGTACTTCGGCAAGGCGGTCGGCCGGGCCGAAGAGGCTGCCCAGTCGGCACCCATTGCCGGCGGCCCGCTGCGCCGCACTCGCGAGCGTGCGATGGATCAGTGGCGTCAGATGACCCGCGATGCTGCCCTGCCGCCTGGGGCTGCAAAGGGCGTGAAGACCGTCGACGAGGTGATCGACCAGACCGGCAAGGCATACGACGCCGTGCTGACGAAGCACCAGTTGCCCTACGCCAGCGTCACCTACCAGCCCGACATGCGCAAGCTGACTGCCGGGCTCGCGCTCGACAAGGAAGCGCGGGCGATGGTCGACGACACGTTCCAGCAACTGCGCCTGAGCCATATGCAGAACCCGACGCCTGGAGCCCAGGTGTCAGCCGTCGGCGCGCAGCAAGTCGAGTCGGAGTTGAAGAAGAAAGCCTTCAGCTTCATGAACAGCCAGGACCCCGGCCAGCAGGAGATCGGCAAGGCGTTCAAGAAGCTCGCCGAAGAGTACGGCAGCACTTGGCGCAACGCCCTGCCCCGCGACGATCTGGCAGCCATCACCCGTCTCGACAAGGGGTACGGCAAGCGTCTCGCGCTCCAGAAGGCGGCACTGCGCACCGGGGCCAAGGCGAGCGAAGGCGTGCCCGAGCATTACGGGCCGGTCGGCCTGATCAACGCCGCGAAGGCGACCGACCGCATCCCTGGCAAGCGTGCCTACCTGAAGGGCGTTGCGCCGCTGCAGGAAGAGGCGCGGCTGGGCATGAACCTTGTGCCCAAGGTCAGCGACAGCGGGACCACCGAGCGCGCTGCGACGCTCGCGTTCCTTGCCGGCCTGGGCGAGATCGGCAACCTGGGCACGCTCGGTGCAGCGTCCCTGTACGGCACGCGACCGGTCCAGCAGTGGATGACCGGCAGGGCGATGCCGAAGACGCAAGAAGCTATCCTGCGGGCACTGCGCGGCGCTGCCCCATACGGTGGCGCAGCGGGTGCCGGCGCGGCTCAATACGAGAACCAACAGGTGGACCCAAATGCCCCGTAACGTCTCAGGCACCTACAGTCTGCCGCTGCCGCCGGTAGTCCCCAACACCGTCATCCAGGCGGCCTGGGCGAACACCACCACCGACGACATCGCCCAGGGCATCACCGACTCGCTCGACCGCAACGGTCGCGGCGGGATGATCGCCCCGTTCAGGCTCGTCGACGGCACGGTCCTGCAGCCTGCCTTCGCCTTCGCATCGGAGACTGGCACCGGGATCTACAAGGCCAGTGCCGGCATCATGGGCGTCGCTGTCATGGGCGTGCAGGTTGCCCAGTGGTCGAGCAGCGCCTACAACGTCCTGACCGACTTCGGGGTGACCGGCAACGTCGCCATCACGGGCGACCTGTCCTTCCTGGGCAACCTGATCCTGACCGGCGACGTCGCGGTCGATGGCAACCTGGGGCTTACGGGCACCATCTCGGTCAGCGGCGGCCTCGCCTCGCTCGACGACATCAGTGTCGACGAAAACTTCGATGGTGCCGCAGGCTTCTTCGCCACCAACATCAGCACCGGCGTCCACTCCTACGCCGTCTTCAGGGCCAACAACAACGTCGGCCACGCTGTCGGGCTGGCAGCCATCGGCACCGCCAACACCGACTGGCCTGCCAACTCCGACACGGGCATCCTCTTCAGCGACCATGCCCAGGGCATCTCGCTCGCCGCGTCGGCCGCCAGCAGCATGATCCGGTTCTACACCGCAGGCTTCACCGAGAAGATGCGGCTGACGGCTGCCGGCTCGCTGGGCATCGGCGGTGCAGCGTTCGGTGCCCCGTGGGAGAAGCTCAACCTCTACGACGGCAACATCACGATCACCAACGCCTTCCCTGGCGCAGGCAATACACCAGCGAATCGCTACATCCTCTTCAACGCCCAGAACAGCTTCGGCGGCACGCCTATCGGCAACGCTGGCCTGGGCGTGCAGTTCACCCGCGTCAGCGGTGACACCGACTACGGGTCCGACCTTCTCTTCTTCGCCGCCGCAGACAACTCGGCGCTGGAGTACATGCGGATCACCCGCCTGGGCAATGTCGGGATCGGCACAGCCGGTGCCACGGTCGACTCGACGCTGCATGTCAAGCGTTCCTCGGCTAGCTCCGTCGTCTTGGTCGAGGCTGGCGCGGGCACCGCCGGGGTCGCCATGAAGGCGAACACGGCCGCAGGCAACTCGGCGCAACTCAGCTTCGCCAGCAACAGTGCGAACCTCTTCGCCCTCGGTGCCGGCAGCGTCGGCTCGATTGGCGTCGCCGACTTCGGGCTCTACAGCTACGCCAACGCCCGCAACATCTTCGCCGTCACTGCGTCGAACGGGTTCTTCGGGATCAACAACAACGCCCCGTCGACCATGCTGCAGGTCGACAGTGCAACCTCGGGCGTGTCGGGTCTTCGCGTTGCTGTAGCCGGGGCGTCCAACCAGGGCCAGATCACCATCGGCAACTGCCTGATGCAGGGCGGCGACGACTACGTCGGCTTCAACTGGGTCCGGTCGGTCACGACCCTGATGCACCTCGACGCCAACAGTGGCAACCTGAGCATCGGCATGGGTGCCACGTCGGGTTCGGTGCGCCTGCATGCCGTGGCCCCCGGTGCCGGCGCTCGCTGCCGGATGCAGTCGAGCGACTCGGGCGGCGTCACCATCGACTTCCTGGCCGACGGCAACACGTCGGGCCAGATGGGGACGTCGAGCAGCCACCCGATCACGTTCTACACCGCCTTCGCGGTTCGTCTCAGCCTGGGTGCCGGCACCTTCGCGCCTGTACACCATGTCTACAACAACGTCTACTACACGGCCGCCAACGATCCCGGCCCGACCGTCGCCGACATCCCCCTCGGCGGCATCATCATGGGCCGGGCGAGCGGCGCATTCACCGGCTGCACCTTCGGCTCGGTGGTCACCTTCTCGGGCAGCCAGTTCGTCAGCGTCCCTGGCCTGGGCGGCGGCGCGGCGCAGAACATCACGACGGGGCAGTGGCGCTTCTGCGGCCACGACACCAACGCATCGAACCTCGATGTATCCCTCTGGATGAAAATCGCCTACTAGGAATCGACATGGCAGACATCTTCCGCAAGACCAACAAGGACCGCGAGGACCGCGCCGGCCTGGGCGACACCCCGCCCCCGCCGGCAGCCGTGCCGGCACCGGAGAAGCCCGCCATCGACTTCTTCAAGCCGCGCGCCCCGGTCGACCCGGAGAAGTCGGCAGCCCTGAAGGCGGCCAAGATCCGCCAGCTACGGGACGGCGTTTAAACACATTTCCCAGGAACGAAAAGGCCGCCCGAAGGCGGCCTGGGGTTGGTTAGCCTGGAGCTTACCGAGCGGCTTGCCGGCGCTTTGCGATGCCGCCGACAACTGCCAGACCGGCCAGCATCAGCGCCCACTCGCTGGGCTCGGGCACCGCAGCGACCTGCAGGTTGCCGGCGTAGGACGCCGTCTGCCCCGGAACCAGACCCGACACCAGCCCGCTGATCTCGATGGCGTAGGTGCCGGCACCGAGCGTCAGGAAGTCCAGCGCCGAGACGAAGTTGGGGGCCGTCGTCCCGTCAGCGATCAGCGAGCCCAGCGTCAAGGCCGAGCAGGCTGCCCCGGCCCCGCCGCACGTCGAGGCTTCGACGTTGAAGAGCTTGGCGGTGAAGTCGCTGATGTTCTGGATCGGCAGGAACACCGCATCGAGCGTGGCAGCGCCAGCCGGTGCGAGGCTGAAGACCCAGAAGTTGTCGAACGCCCCGTTGGTCCCGGTGGTGCTGTTGGTGAACGTGCTGTTGTCGAACGTCGTCGAGTCATGCAGCCCCAGGT